TATTTAACATGTCCAAACATATCTTCAAACCTTTTGCATACTCATCCGCAAAGTACACCATACTAAAATTATGAAGAGGTGATAAATATGTATTGTTCTTATCTAGCATTACTAGATTTTTCATAATTGTATCTATAGAGGATTTATTTTCTTTATTACCTCCAAATGGATGCGCTACATAAATTAATTGGTCTTTAATCATCTACTTCTCCTTCTTGTACTAGATCATTGATATGGAATGTTTCTCCTTCAATCGCATCATCTTCTAATTCTTCTTCCCACAGTTTCCCCTGTGCTCTTGTTCCACGTACAAACATTTCGATTTCTTCTACTAATGGAATTAGCTTCTCTTGTGTTTCCTCTGCTATTGGTAACCATGAAGTACTTATTGTACATTCATCACCTTTTTTATTTGTAATCTCTAGTACATATCTTGCTGCTACAATTACCCTTGGCATTTCTTTATGCCACCTAAAGTTAATTGATTTAATCTTTAACCATTCTTCTCTAATAAATTTGAAAGCCTTAAATGTATCAATTACTACAATCCTTGCCTTTACATATGCATCTAATATCTCTGGCCTAAACTCATCTTTTGTAATTAATTGATAGGTTTCAGTAACACCAGCGCTATTTTCTTTTTCATACTTTACTTTCTTTTTGTCACCAAAACCAATACTTAGTATCTTCATGGTTATTTTCCTTTCTTATATCTTCTTTTATGCTCAAGTCGTTGTTTCTCTTCGCATTCCCAATCACCACACATTACTTTGTGTGGTTGATTAGTATAGAACTTCTTGCCACATTGTACACAGTATTTTGTGTATTTAAATGCTTTCTCTAATCGTTCTTCACGCTCTTGCTCTAGTTCTTCCTTGGCCTTTCTTGGCTTTACTGGTTTGCCTGCTCTACAATCTGGACACCATGTGCTATAGTCTGTAGGTGTATATAACCTATCACATCTATGACATTTTCTTTGCATGTTTTCTCCTATTTATAATTACCTTCAGAATCTATATAATCTCCAACTCTATACTGTTCTGTTTCTTTCACTAAATAAGCTCTGTATTCATATCCATGTGATTTTTCCCATTTTCTGAATACATCCGTTAGCTCTTTACTTAATTCACATAGATGTTCTTTCTTTACGTTTTTAAAATATTCAAACTCACATTCAGCAAACTCTTCAGGCAAGTCATTATCTAGAAGGTCATAAATTACACGCTCACCCTCTACTTCTGGAACATAATAGTATGGATGACCTATTTTTACATAATCATCTAATACCTCTTGTTCTAAATATTCAACATTGTTCTTATCATCCCAACAATAGCTTTTATAGTAGTTTAAAAAGTCATCAATAGCCCCTTCAATGCTGCTTTGTGGATTGCCCGCATCACCATCGAAAATCCAACAATACTCGTTTTCATTTTTTACTAACATTTGCTCCACCTCAATCTCTTACTGTACAGCCGTACTTAGCTTTACGCATCTTGTGTTTAATCGCTCTCACGTTATCCCCTACATATTTGTAGGCATCGCCTTGCATGTTCTTTTCTTCATTAACCTTATCTAACGATGCTCTATATTGTTTGTAGCTTTCACACTTACTGTGACATCCTACTTCTCTAAATTGGCACTCCCTGCATGGTGTTTTCATAATAACTCCTTGCCCATTGGTTAAACTCTTTATTCCCCTTGAACGCATCTCTACGTATTCTTGCCATTAGCAATGCATCAGATGGAATAAATGCATAGCCCCAATAGGGTATAAATACTCTTGTGGCCGACTTTGCCCTGCACTTTACAATATGATCATGTGCCTTCCTTACATTTCTGTATCTATTATTCATGCTCATATCCCTCTAATCTATTGCCTATTACTTTTACTTTCCCATTATTCAATAGAAATGCTAAATCAAAGTCTAATACCGCATCATGTTGTGTTGTGTTCTGCTAGTTGATTGCCTTACATCTCCATTGGTATTTATCAACGCTGTAATATACTTCCCCTACCATTGGTTTATCTTGTATTGATTTGCAATCAAACTCTATATGGTCTTTTTCGTATATCCTTTGCCCTAGCGTGTCTTTTTCTTCACTTCCTCTGCATAGTGTTCCATCCTCAATTGGTACCCATGCATATGTATCATTTTCTACTGCTAGTAACCTAATTTGTGAGTAGCTTTGCTTTATTTCATCACTGCTTACCCATTCTGACCTGTTCACGTTCTTTCGTAGGCCTTTATATACTAATGGTTTCATGCTACCTCCTCACACACAGCATTGATGCCCAGCTTCTTTAGTAACTCGTGTATCATCAATCTTCCCTTTTGTGTCCAACGTGTAGATGCTTTGCACTCCAATCTTCCGTCTGTAGTCATGTATGTGTGTGTCTTAGTCTTTGTATATCCCTTGCGCATTAAGTCGCTGTACAAAATCCATTGACCATTTACGCTACGTTGAATATGCGCATCATGAAGTATCTTGTTTAATGCTTTAGCACTAAGTCCATAATCCGCAGCAATCTGCGTTACAGTCATTGCATTTGTAGAACTTAAAATTTTATCCACGTAGTCAACCTTTGGCTCATATTCCGCTATTTGTTGTTTCTGTTGCTCAATAATTGCCTTTGATTGGTTATGTGCTTCTACTTCGTCTGCGTATAATCTCAATGCTTCTGGTAGTGTCTTTGGAATGTGTAGATCATAGCTACCAGTTTTTCTAATTTGTGGAAGTACTTCGCTAGTTACCCAGCGTTTAAATTTCTTTGCGCTTGGCATCTTTGATTTCAATATCAAGGAATATAGTCCAGACTCATTGATTAAATATGTTTCTCTCTTCTGGCCTGTGTCGGCAATTTGCCAACGCAGCTTATCTTCTTCATCAATATGTTTTCTTATTGCATCTGCAGTATCTTTATAGCCAAGTGCAGTTGCTACGCTCTTGGCCACAAAGTACACTTCATCTTCAATAATGATTGTTCTAAGTTCCCCAAACTCATTACTATTGAATAGTGTTGTTACATGGTTCATGGTCTGCCCCCTAGTGTTTCCGCATCAATGCTTCTTGTTGGGTTTTCTTCCCCTTTTAGACTTTATGCCTAATTCTTTGCATCTATTTTTCAATGATGTTAATCCTACTCCTAATTCTTCTGCTATTTCTTTGTAGCTTACCCCTTTATTAACTAATGCCATTACTTCATCGTATTTAATTAAATCAATCGTTTTATATTGCTCTTTTAGGCCTAATACTCTTAATGCTTTTTTCTTTTCCATTGCACCGTACACTACTGCGCCTAGTGCTAACCAGTTTATGCAATTAATCGGTACTCCTGCCATGCTTGTATTTTGCATGTTGTTCTCCTCCTATTTCGCATAAACCTTTGTAGGACTGTATGCAGGGCAATCTTCACATTCTTCTTTTTTTAGCCAATATAAAGTGCCTGCTGTTTTGCCTTTGAATACTTTAATTGATGTTTTCCCTTTGGGGCATGATGCTTTTACCCATAGCGCACCGCTTTTTGCTGGTCCAAATGAGTGTCCACATATCTTTCTTGGTCTACCTCTTCGCATTTATTTCCTCCTAGAATGGAATATTTTCATCATCATCTACAAACCCATTTTCAAAATTACTTGTTCCACTTTCATTTTGTTTAAGTCCATAAGTAAGATTTTTTACTACAATCTCCGTGATGTATCTTTTACTTCCTTCTTTTTCATATGATCTAGTTCTTAATTCGCCATTTACTGCTACAAAGTCACCTTTACGTAATCCACTGTAAAGTTCCGCATCAACCCAACATACAATGTTGTGATATTGTGTACTCTGTTGCTTATTCACATATTTATTGGTTGCCATTCTAAAAGTAAGTACTGGCTTTCCTGTTTTTGTGTATCGTAGTTCTGCATCTGCCACTACATTTCCGCTTAAAAATACCTCATTTACGTTTATCATTTACTTTTTCCTCCCATTTCTCACATTCTTTGCTAATTACACATAGTGCAATTATTGATACGCCTAGTATCGTTCCTATTACAATGCCTATTCCTAGTAGT